AAGAAGATGTTAGTTTCATCTATAAATGGTTCCAGTCACGAAAGACACTCTTTTAGTTGTCGCAACTATCGTATGTGCTGTCGCCCTCGTATTTCTCTTTAAGGAATTAAACAAGGCGAAGAAGGACATCGATGGGTTTAAGAATTTTTCAGCCCAGGTCGTCAGGCACCTGACCGCTCCCCCTTCCGCCGAAGAGACACCCGTTTCTGACACGGAAGACGAGCCGAAGAAAATCGAGGTAAAGGAGGACGAATAAACATATCGACTTATTATAACTTGCGAATGCGCAATGAAAAAGTACAAAGCGATTGCAATACCGGTTAGCTTTGCTGATGGGAAACCTCGGTTTCTCACAGTAAGAGATTGGCGCTTTAAGGATTGGATTTTCGTCACGGGTGGATGTAGAAGGCGAGAGATATTCAATCCTTTACGATGTGCCTTAAGAGAATTAGAAGAAGAGACACGTGGAGTTGTCTCACTAAAAAACGGAGAATACACAGAATTTAAATTTACAGTCAAGGAGAGTCCAACGGTAGAACTCGAGTACAATGTATATATCTTTTTCGTCAACTTTTCTCGTTCGGAACAGCAGATCCAGGTCCGAAAGTTCTACGAAGAAAAGCATAAGATGCAGTTGAAAAAATTAAACAATCAACCCATTCGTAAAACCCACGACGAAAACGATTACATGAGTTACGATACCCTCGAGGAGTTTAACTCACGTAAACGTTGGAAACTCATAATCGATAATGTTCTTAAAAACCCTAAATTCTACGCGTGCATAAGTTCTCATAACAGAAAAACCTTCTCTATTAAATAATGAAGTCTAAGGCTTTCATTTTAAGACAGATTGGTGACTTGCTCGAGAAGAACAGGGGTATGTGTGAACAGGAAGTAAAGGAATGGATGGCCCAGAACGAAGAAAAGACGGTCTATGAACTATTGACCTTTAAGAAGGAAATTTCACAGACGAAGGAATATCCAGACGTTTCTTGTATGAAATGGTTTAGAGATGATGAACGATAAAAAGGTATGTTTAAAAAGTGGTACGCCAATAATGCGACCAATCTATCACATGTGCTCATGGACGGGGGAAAGCTCTCTGTGCCATTTGATAGGTTGAACGAATTTTATGATGTATACATCAACGCTGTTAAATCGGGGAAGAAGATTTACGTCGTGGAACAGAAGAGTGAGACGTATAACTTTTTCGTCGATATCGATTATAAAAATCCAGAACCTTTGGGAATCGATGACATTCAGGATATTTCTAAGGTTATTTGCGAGACGGTGAAGTTTCATGGTGGTAAAGAGTGTCTCATTTCGGTGGCGCAGCCTAAGCAGTGTGGATTACTCACGAAGACCGGTGTGCACCTAAACTGGCCGGGTCTCGTCGTCGATCAGGCATCAGCTATCGCTCTTCGGGAACATATTCTCGTATCACTCGCTAAGTTTAACCGAAATGTTGAATGGAATGATGTCATAGACGCGGCGGTCTATGGAAGCGCAGTACGCCGGTCAAAAGGAAGTGGATTCAGGATGCCGTGGTCATACAAACGAGCGAAACATGAGGCGTGTGGTTCACGAGGGTGTAAAGACTGTGAGAATGGTCAGGTGGACCAGGGCCCGTACCTACCCTTGTTCATATACACGGATGAAGCGAAACGTATAGACCAAAACCCAAGTGTAGAGATTCTTAAGATGGCCGCCGTCAGGACGGATCAGCCAAAGAATGTCACCATCGATGTTCCATCTGTCAAGATAAAAGAGGTTTCCTTCTCGGCAGAGGAGACGAGGAACGAGATTTACGACGAAGAATTGAGAAGTCTTATAGAGGACTTTGTTCGAAAGAATATGGAAGGTCAGGGTGATGCCTATATCACTAAACTTTTCAAAAATAAGGAGACCTATTACGCGGCGACAACTTCTAAATACTGTGAAAATGTCAAAAGAAAACATGGATCTAATCACGTGTGGTTCATCATAAGTGGGCGAGAGATTCTCCAAAAGTGTTTTAGTCGACACGAAACGATCGTGGGGCGTTATGGTGGATTTTGCGAACACTTTTGTGGTCGAAGACACAAACTTACGAATGCTATAATAGATAAATTATACCCCAATAAGGCTGACCTTAAAAAATGCCCGGAAATCAAAAAATACGTCGAACAACCCCAGGTCGACGTGAAACCCGAACTCGAAGCTTTCATCAACAAAAACATGAAGACGGATGGTGATCTACAGGTTGTAAAGCTTACTAAGACGAAAGGATACAGCCTCGCTATGACGACTTCGAGTTTTTGTGAAAACATCTCAGGAGAACACGAAGGTAAATTGATGTCGTACATCATAAAAAAGGGTGAAATAACTCAGAAGTGTCCTATTTGTAAAAAGAGTAAGGCGAGAACACATAAATTACCGTATAAAATCACCGAAAAACTGCATGTTAAAAGTACTTAAACAATTCGATACTTAAAGTATAAATGACTGTAACTACCCGTACACGTTTTGGCCGAGCTGTCAAGAAACCCGTTCTTTATGTACCCGCGGAGGAGGTACTTATCGATGATTACGCTTCAGACGAGCACGATTCTGTGATTGATTCTGATATCGACACCGAGGATGAAGAGGGTTTCAGTTCGGAAGAGGATTACGATGATGACGCGGATGAGAATGGCAATCTCAAGGATTTTGTGGTAGACGACGCGAGTGAAAGTGAGGAAGAAGACGCTTAAAAAAAACAAAAACTATATTAGAAAATGGAAGCGGACATAGGCAATCCCATTGAGTATAATCCTACGATAGACCCTTTAAATCAGGAGAAGGACGAAGAAGGGGACAAGCATGAACAACCCTATTACTTTCATCCCAGTGAGATGAATTACGCTCCACCCCAACCACCTCCTCAGAATGAGAAATTCGATTTATTCACGCAGATTGATAAATCTACGTGGATAATCGCGTTTGCTGTTTTCCTACTTGGATTTTTTATGGGAAAAACAATGCAACCCGTTATACTTCGGTATACGTGAGTTCGCGAATACGTCTCGATAACTTGGTATCAGCATCTTCATAGCTCTGAGATTCGATGGGTTTTTGGGGAAACCCACTTAGCCAGTGGTCCTCGGGTACACTCGAATACGCGACGAACGTGCCTATATCACCGTATATAGGTTTAATTTTTCCAGTAGCATCCCTCTTTATCAGCTGGGATGGATAGTTTGGATGTATGAACGCATCATCTGTATCTTCAACAAAACCGGCAGTTGTCGATGTTTCGGAAACTGTTTTGTTTTTTAAATCATAAGTTGGTTTAAAAAACAAAATAAAGAAAGCCCCAACGAAAAGGATCGTAAGGATAATCCTGAGCATTTTGTTTTATTGTATATGAATATTATTTACGCAGAAGAAACTTCAGGTTCTCCTTCCTCCTTAATCTCATCCATCTTTCCATCAGTCGACTCGGCGGCCTTGGCGTCCTCCTCACGCTTCCTTTGGCGATCCTTCATCTCCTCATTGACAATATCATCGGCCTCCTTGACGAGCTCTTCCATGGGAGTATCGGGCTTCTCCTTCTTCAGTCTCTCAAGAACCTCCGCCGGGTGAGAGATGGGCGCCTCGTCGGGCTTGGTGTAAAACTTCGAGTTCTCATCACCGGGGACGTATCCACCAGCCTTGGTTTCCATCATGGCAGCCTTACGCTCTTGGAACATGCGAGTAGCCTGTGCCTGGTTCTCCCTGTATCCAGACATGATTTCCTCGAGCTTCTCGTTGGTGTAGTGTACGTCCTCAATCTTCGTGGGGTCGGGAGGAATGAGAAGCCACTTATACATGTCTACGACATAGATGTCGAAAGTGGGATCCTCCTTCTGAAGACGCTTCGCATGGTTCGCGGCCTCCTCGCGGTTCGCAAAGGCTCCGCGAATCTTGATACCGAACTTATCATTCTTCTGTGGCGCCTCCGGTCCAATAATACTGAGGCACGCGTAGATCTGTCCGGGGACGGTCGTATAATCCTGTTCGAGAGACATTATGCTTTTATATAAGCTTAAAACTTTAAGCCATTACTTAAGTATCAAATGCACGAATATTGGGATAAACAACCCGTTCCTCGTGAAGGTACGGAACCCGGTGAAATAGATGGGTCTCGTGTCATTGCGAAGAAAACGACAAAACTTCCAGAAGGTCTCATATGGTCATCGTGTACCCTGAAAGAAGCGTGTGAATTTTTGAAAGAATATTACGTATTACATGGACAGTTTAAATTGGCATACACCATTGAAGGTCTTAAATGGTCTATAGACGATAGTATAGCCATTCGAAAGGTTGATACGAAAGAATTAATAGGATACATAGCCAGTACTCCTTTAGATGTGAACGTAGAAGGGAAAGAACTTAAGATGACCCAGATCGATTATCTATGTGTACATCCTTCATATCGTTCATCGAAACTCGCTCCACTTCTCATCACCGAAATTAAGCGCCGAGCGAATAAGAAGGGTATTTGGCAAGCTATTTACACGGCCGTAAATAAGATTCCCACACCCATCACAAAATCATGTTATTGGCACAGATTCTTGGATGTGAAGCACCTCGTAAAAACAGGATTTCACCAGACAAATAGACTCCGTGAGAAGTTTTACGAAATTCGGGGTCCGTGTAAACATGCATGGAGAAAGATGACCACGGAGGATATACCCAAAGTAACTTCTATACTCAAGGACCATGTGAAAGATGCCAAAATAGCTCCAGTTGTTACAGAAGAGTATGTGAAACGCGTTATGCTACCCATTCATTCATACGTGAATGACACCACAGATGATTTCATATCTTTCTATGATATTCCATATGAACGTCGTGACGGGTCGGGTACTGTAAACCAGGTATACAGGTTTTTTATGGTTGGTGACGTGTACAACGACGCCTTCCTCATTGCTCGAAATCTCGGATTTCACGTCTTCAATAGTGCAGAGGCAGGTCTGAGTGTAGAAACACTCGAGAAAGAAAAATTCATAAAGGGGTCGGGTTCGGTGTACTACTATATGTGGAATTGGCATCTAAGTGAACCACTAGAACTCGAAAAACTTAAACTTATTATTCCATAGGACGTTAAAGTTTTAAATCGTAAAACGATTATGGAAGAGATTCGTCGAAATCACAACGACGCCAAACGGACACTCATACAGTCCGTGGCTCGTGAAGGCCAACACATTCTAGACGTGGGATGTGGTTTCGGTGGGGATCTTCAAAAATGGGCGAAGTGTGGGGTGAATATTAACATGTGTGATCCCGAACCATCAGCCCTCGTAGAAGCCCGTTCGCGCGCGAAAAACATGCACATGCGTGTGAATTTTTACGAGGGTGATATCCGTGACTGTCCAAACAGAAAATTTGATATTGTGTGTTTTAATTTTTCACTTCATTATATTTTTGCATCGAGGGATCTGTTCTTCACTTCGATACACGAAATCAGGAGGCGTATGAAACCGGGTGGACTTCTCATAGGTATCATTCCGGATTCTGAAAAGATTATTTTCAAAACACCGTACACAGATGATTCTGGAAATTTTTTCAAACTCAGGGATCACGGAAATGGTGGGTTCGGCGAAAAACTTTTTGTACACCTAACGGACACACCGTATTATGCGGATGGCCCTAAATCAGAACCAGTGGCCTACAGGGACTTGTTAATCACACATCTAGAAGAGTTGGGTTTTGCATTGGAAGCGTGGGAGGGTCTCAAAGGAAATCCAATATCGGAACTTTATAGTAAATTTATCTTTGTATATAAGAGATGATGATACTGATTCTTTTATTAATCGTCGCCTTGGTACTCGTGTACACCAGGGAGCCGAAAGAACTTGTGGAGGTGAAAGAAAAATATGCGGTTCTCAGGAACCATCTTCGTGACACGAATAATCAGAAGTATCACATGCTTCACAGGCATATACCCATAACCGGTATGCGTAGAATGAAAGGATCTGTGGGTTCCAACACAAACAAAGGAGGAGAAATCGTCGTGTGCCTGGATGGGAAGCCAAATGAGATTTTTCACGTACTCATACATGAATTAGCCCACTGTACCGTGAGTGAATATGAGCACTCTCCCCAATTCTGGGAAAATTACATCGAACTTCGAAACATGTGCATTGAATTGGGTATCTACGAACAGATTCCACAAAAGACGGAATTCTGTGGTCAGCACATTCAGGATAAATAATCTCAGTCTAGTTTAAATGAAGACACCGGTAAACATTTTGATCACGGCCATCGCATACTGGATAATCCTTTATGCCGTGACTCTCGTACCACTCATATCCAAGAGTTACCATCTTAACCTCATATGGTTCACTGTCGTTATACCCAACGTCATCCGTTTCGCCATCGGTAACATTCCACGACTCGCGGTGGACAGGATATTTTTCCTCTCTGCGACTTTCATCGCGTTAGTTATCACTTTCCTCATTAATCAGGTTTCGTCTGAGACAAAGAGGGCTATGACTGACCACAAAGCCGACGTTAACAAGAAACTTAAATTGAGTGCCTTGTTAGCGGGAACATTCGCTATGGGTGCTCTCGGTACGTATTATTCTGGAATTGATAATTCCATCTATAGTAATATGGGATGGGAAAGGCCTGTTTAAGGCTTGATGACGTAATCCTTCATGAGATAGAAGACGATCGCCGCGACCACACCGGTGGAAGCGAGACCAACCATGCTCCTACCCCCTTGCTCGTTAAGGAACTTGGGGATAGAAGTCGCTAACTTGTCCTGGACAGGCTTGCTGACGGCGAGTGCAGTGCACGCCGCGACAAGAAGAGCGGTCATCTGCTCATCGGTGAGGTTCATGGGGTTCTTACTGGCGGGCTTCTCGGTCTGACCGTTGGGGCTAGGGTAAGCACCTTGGGGGTCGGGGGCGGCCATATGCATGCTCTGCATCTTGGGCTGATCAGTCATCATCGGGGGTTCCATCATTATATCGTTAATGGGAGTAGAATCCATCGTCTCTTTATTTTGACTCACATTTTTTTCAGGTTGAATAGGCGCTTCGTTTTTAATAAAAGCAGTCGATTGATTCTGACTAATCGGAACCATTCCCTCTCCATCATCCGAGAGGTTCATGGTAAACACTTGTTCTGAAGCCATTTAATATAGCCATATGTTTTAGAATAATTCGAGAGACGCACCTATTTTGTCTTGGTTATCTTGAGATTTGTCTTTTTCGTAGCCTTCTTGGCATCATCCTCTCTCTGTTGTTGATGTTTGGGATTATACATCTTCTGGTGTAACCTCCATAGGTCTGGACCACCCACTCTAAAATT